TGGCAGAGTTCCTGACCGATGCAGCGCTCGACTTCCGCAACGCCGGCGAGGCTGCGCGGCAGTTCGGGCTGAACGTCGCGCGCGCACTGGCGCAGTCGGCTTCCGCCGCACTCGCCAAGCGTGCGATCAGTGGGCTGACCACCCTGTTCGGTGGCGGCAAGGACCAGGGCGACGCGGCGGCGGGAGAGCAGATTGCTGCGGCTGCCGCGGCGGGTTCCGCGTACGCCGCACCGGTGGCGACGGGTGCAGCGGCGCTGTCGACGGCGGGCGGCATCGTCGCGTCGGCGGGCAGCGTGATCATCCAGGGCGCCATCCAGCTGCAGGCCGCGGCTGCGACGCTCCTGGCGGCGAACTCGGTCGGCGCGGTCGCCAGCGTGGCGCACGGCGGCGGCACCGCGGGCGCGAGCCTGTGGATGACACGCAACGTGAGCCCGATGCTGTTCGGGGCCGCGCCGCGCTATCACGGGGGCGGCATCGCGGGCCTGCGCAGCGACGAGGTGCCGGCGATCCTGCAGCGAGGCGAAGTGATCCGCACGCGCCAGCAGGAGCGGGCGCTGCAGGATCGTCTGAACGGCTCGGGCGCCGCGCCGATCCGCAGCATCGTCGTCTTCAGCGAGGAAGAGCTCGCGGACGCACTGTCCGGCCCGGCCGGAGAACGCGTCGTCGTGACGCATGTCCGCCGCAATCGCGGAGCAGTGTCCGGTGGCTGATCCGGTTCCCTGGACATTCGGGTGCGGTGGCGACTACGCCGAGGAGTGCGCCTGGCTCACCGACCTGATGCAGGCGCCCACCGGCGGCACGCAGCATCGCTGCCTGCGGCCGTCACCGCGTGTGACGGTGTCCTTCTCCGCGCTCGAGTCCGGCAGCAGCCGGCGCTGGTTGGACCTGCAGCTGCGCGCGAACAGCGCGGGCACGTGGCAGGTTCCGATCGGGATCGATCGGCGCAACCTCACCGCACCGGCGGCGGCCGCTGACACCAGCCTCGTCGTCAGCACGACGGATGCGCGCTTCGTCGTCGGTGGCTATGCGATGGTCGTCGGCGAGGATGATCCGCGCCGCTTCGACCTGTGCCAGATCGACGGCATCGCGAGCGGCTACCTGGCCCTGACCGGTCCGCTGGTCTACGACTGGCCCGCCGGCACGCCGGTCTATCCCGTGCGCAAGGGCATGCTCGCCGATGTGCCGACGGTCTCGCGTTTCACGAGCGACGACTCCGACCCGGTCGACCTGCGCTTCCAGTTGCTGGAGGACCTCGACACCGATCCAGTGGTGCCGGGCTCGACCTATCGCGGCTTCCCCGTCTTCGACTTCATCACGCCGGTGTGGACGACCGATCCGGCGTGGGTGCCCGATCGGCTCACGTCCACGCTCGACGATGACGTCGGGGTGCCGCTGATGACCGACCTCCCGGGTGTCGCGCTCGGGAAGACCACGATGCAATACGCGCCGGCCACGCCCACCGACATCGTGGCGTTCCGCGGCGCGCTCTATGCGCTGTGCGGGCGATGGTCGCCGGCATGGGTGCCGAGTTGGACGCAGGACCTGCGCGTGGTCGCAGCGGTGTCTGCCGGCGCAACACACGTCGACGTCGAAGGTCCGCTGCTGTCGACGCTGCCCATCGATGCGAACCACCGGGACATCCGGATCGCGCTGCAGGACGGAACCATCCTCTACCGGCGGATCGTCTCGGTGTCGGTGCAATCCAGCACGGTTGATCGCCTGACGTTGGACAGCGCGCTTCCGGCCTTCGCCGTCGCCGACGTGGTCCTCGCCTGCTTCATGGGGCTGTGCGTGCAGGACAGCGACGTCGTCACCCTGAACTACCTCGACCCGACGGCGCTCGAGGCCGAGGTCGTCTGGCGGGAGCTCGACCATGAGCTTTGATGCCAAGGAAAAGTCGCGTTTCCTCGGCAAGCCGATCCACCTGTTCCGCTTCGAGCGGCAAGGCTTGGTGTGGCGCTTCGCGACGGGCACGCGCGACCAGGTGCGTGGCGGTGTCACGTATCTCGCCTCGGGCATGACGCGCGGGGAGCTCGAGCAGACTGCCGAGCGCGTCAAGAACCAGGTGCGCATCACGCTGCCGTACCTGAAGGATCCGGCGCGGTCCGCGGACTTCCCGGTCACGCAATCGCTCGGCGACAACTGGAACCCGTATCCGCCCAGCGACACGATCCGGGTGATCTGCCTGGCGACGCACGACGGCGAGACCGACCCGCCGATCGTCGAGTGGATGGGCATCGTCGTCCAGCCCGAGTTCACCGACACCCTGCTGACGCTGACCTGCGAGCAGGGCAACTCGATCGCGAATGCGGTGAACCAGGGCCCGAAGTGGCAGAAGGGCTGCTGGAAGACGGTCTATTCGACGGGGCCGCGCGGGTGCGGTCTCGACCCCGATGCTTTCGCGGTGTCGACCACGATCGAGTCGGTCGCCGGTTCGACGGTCACGGCTTCCGCGTTCGCCTCGGCGCCTCTCGCCCTCGATGGCGGGTGGTTGGAATGGACGCGCACGGACGGGCTGGTCGAGCGCCGATCGATTCGCGCGCACAGCGGCTCCAACCTGGTGCTCTGGTATGGCAGCGCTGACCTCGTGTCGGCGCTCGCCGTGGTGGCGCGGCCAGCGTGCGCGCAGACATGGGACGCGTGCGCGGCGCGGTTCCCGGATCCGGAAAACCACTACGGCGGCGCGATCTACAAAAACATCAAGCCGGCCACTGGGGATTCGATGTCATGGGGCTGACGATGCAATTTCGGCGCCTGCGGCACGTCTGGACCTGGCGCGTGCGGTACTGGTGGATGGACACCGAGGACGGTGCACGCGCGCACGTGGCCGTGCTGTGCCTGGCCGTGCTCGTGGTGATCTTGCAGTTGATCCGCATGGCCGTTTCGGCGCTGGTGCCGCCGCCGCCGGGAGAGCCCCAGAAGGCAATCATCTGGTGGGTCGTGCAGATCATCCTGCTGATCGTGTCCGCGATCATTTCGTACGCGCTGCGGCCGAAGCCGAAGAACGCGGCGCCAACCGAAGGCACCGGGCCGACCACGGAAGACGGGCAGGCCGTCATTCGCTACTGGGGCGTGTGCTGGGTCGACGACACGTTCCAGCTCGCCTGGAAGATCGTCGGCCGCGATCCGATCAAGGCCAAGGGCGGCAAGTGATCGTCACCGCGCGGCACCTCTTCACGATCCCCGGATACAGCGCACGGCCCGGCTTCTGCCGGCCGAAGGCGCGCGCGTGGGCAGCACAGCACGGCTTCGACTGGAAGGACTTCGTGCGCAACGGCATCGACGCGGAAAAGCTCGAAGCGACGGGCGACGGTTTCGCGCTGGCGCTGGTGGCGTGGGCGCGCGAGTGCGAAGCGCAGGAGCAGGCGCATGGGTAAGTCGTCGAAGCCGACCATCGGCTACTGGTATCGGCCGGCGTATCACCACGGCCTCACGATCGGCCCCATCGATGCCTTCCTGGAGTTCCGTGGCGGCGACAAGGTCGCCTGGCAGGGCGAGCTCACGGCCAGCGGCACGATCAGCGTCAACGCGCCGAACCTGTGGGGCGGCGAGAAGGATCAAGGCGGCATCGTGGGCGACCTCGCCGTGATGTTCGGCGAGCCGACGCAGGTGCCGAATCCGTATCTCGTCTCGGTGTTCGGCAACCAGACCGCAGCATGGCGAGGCTTCGCGACCGTCGCCTTCCTTGGTGGTCGCTACGGCGCGATGAACCCGTACCCGCAGCCGGCGAGCTACAAGATCCGGCGCATCCTGCAGGGCTGGGATGGCGATGCTGCCTGGTACCCAGAGAAGGCGCCGATCCCTGCCGGCAGCGACTCGTCGACCTCTACGCACTTCGCCATCGACGACGACTGGTCCTACCACACCGAGCCGCCCGACAGTACGGCGGACTATTCCAGCCCGGGCTACGACGACAGCGACTGGCTCGTCGGCCCTGGCGGCTTCGGCACGGCGTGGACGCTGGGCGTCGTGCAACCGACGGGGACGAGCCTCCCCGCAGGGTTCAACAATCAGATCTGGGTGCGCAAGCACCTGACCGGGCTGAGCGGCGGAGACGTGGTCATCCGCGTCTACCACGACGATGCCTGCACGGCATGGTGGAACGGCGCCGTTATCGCGGGGACGCCTACGTTCGGCACGTTCGACGTCACCGTTCCGGCCGACCAGGTCACCGGCGATGACGTGCTCGTGCTGAAGGTCGTCGACAGCGCCGGCGGCGGAAACATCTACGTCGGCGCGACGATCGACTCGACGGTGAACACCACCGCGCCGCGCTACATGAACCCGGCGCACGTGCTCTATGAGGCCCGGACCAATGGCGACATGGGCCGCGAGCCGGTCGAGAACATCAACGACGCGAGCCTGACAGCGGCCGCCGACACCCTCTACGCCGAAGGCTTCGGCATCTGCCCGCAACGGAACCCGGCGAACGAAAGCGTCGAAGACTTCGAACAGCGCATCTGCAAGCTAATCGGCGGCAGCTTCTCGCGCAGCCCCGAGGACGGACAGTGGTATCTCGACCTCGCGCGCGGCGTGTACGACTTCGACGCGCTGCCGATCCTGACCGACGACGACATCCTCGAGTTCAAGGAACAGCCTGCGACGTTCGAAAACGCCATCAACAGCGTGAGCGTCAAGTATTTCGACCCGGAGAAGAAAGAGGAGATCGTCACACCGCCTGTGCGCGCGCTCGGCCTGGTCGCCACGTTCGGCACGATCCACCAGACCTACGAATACCCGGAGATTCCGACCGACGTCCTCGCCAACCGCGTGGCGCTTCGCGAACTTTTCGCCACAACGACGCCGACGCGTGGCTTCGAACTCGTCACAACCCGGGCAACCTACGCCTGGCGTCCGAACCAGTATTTCCGGCTGCAGGCGCCAAAGCGCGGCATCGCCGACATGGTCTGCATCGTGGGCGAGAAGCAGAGCGGCACGCTGCGCTCCGGCGCGATCCGCCTGAAGGCGGCGCAGGACATCTACAGCCTGCCGGCGACCAGCTGGGTGCAGGTCGAGCCAGGCGTCGACCCGAGCCCATCGCAGACGCCGGCCCGCATCACGCTCGAGCGCGCGTTCGAGGCGCCCTACGTGCAGGCCGTGGCGAGCATGACGAGCAGCGAGTTCGCTGCGCTGTCCGCTGACGCTGGCTTCGCGGTGGCCGTGGCGGCTCCGCCGGCGCGTGAGCTCGACTTCACGATGATGGTGGCCCCAAGCGGTGGCAGTTACGCAACGGCGGGCGATGGGGAGTGGGCTGCGACGGCCACTGTCAACGAGACTGCCGGCAAGACCGACACCGACTTCACCCTCGGCGCCGGCATTCGACTCGAACACGTCACCGTCGGCATGGGCGTCCTCTGGGATGGCGAGATCGGGCGCGTCGACGCGATCGACGCAGATGCCATGACCATCTCGATCGCCCGGGGGTGCGCCGATACGGTACCGGTGGCGCATGTGTCGGGCACGCGCCTGTGGTTCTACGAGGTAGGCTTCGCCTTCGACGCGACCGAATACACGGACGGCGAGACCGTCGACGTCAAGCTGCTGAGCAACACCGGCAGCAAGCAGTTGCCGCTGAATTTCGCAACGCCCATGCCGCTCACGTTCGCCCTGCGCCTGGCGCGGCCGTATCCCCCTGGCAAGGTGCAGATCGGCGGAGTGGAGTGGCCGGTGTCCGTGACAGGCGCCTTCACAGTTACGTGGGCGCACCGCGATCGCGGCCAGCAGGCCGACCAGCTGATCGACACCCAGGCGGCGAGCATCGGGCCCGAGAGCACCGTGCGCTACGGCTTGCGGTTCGAGGACGCGAGCACGGCAGCGGTGATCGCGGAGCGCACCGACCTCGGCGACACCGATGCGGACGTGCAGCTCGGTGCTTCGGCCCCAGCCAGCGTACGCATGAAGCTCTGGGCCATCAGCGACAACGGCGAGAGCTGGCAGACGCACGAGCACGTCTTCAGCTTTTCCGGTGGCAGTGGTTCGCCTTCGATCGACGGCGTGGACTACATCCCGCCGCCGAGCGATGTGATCGTCGACGGCAACGATCCGCCGCCGGGCTCAGGTGGTACGCCACCGACGCCGGATCCGGGAGGCGTGGGCACTGCGGGAACGCCGCCGACGCTGACGATCGGCGCGACGGTCATCGACCCGTGCGCGAGCCCGTACAACGCGAGCCCGAGTGCTTCGGCCGCGGCGAACTCGGCCGCGTTCAATGCGGCATTTGCCGCACTGCCTGGGGGCGGCGGCACGGTAGAACCGTCCATAGACGGCACGTACCAGATCGACACCTCGAACACGATTTCGCCGGTGTCGAACTCGAGGCTGCGCCTGCTCAGCGGTAAGAAGCTCAAGGCGGCTTACTCCTCGACGGTGACATCGCCATCGGTGCACCGCACCGT